CGGTGCCCTCAATGCTCTTCCCAACGATGCCGCACAGGGAAGATAGGAAGTCCGTCATTCCATGAAGCCTTCCCCGATGAAACTCATAATCCGAGACAACATTGAGATACCTACTCGTTTCGTCCTCGACATAGCGGCTCACCCAGGTCCAGAATTCGTCGCAGTTCTCTAGGGACTCCTTGATGGCGTCAAGATATGGCTCCTGGGCTGGTTTGTCTTTCATAAAAGGTCCTCTTGCTTAAATTTCTTAATATTCTCCAATGATTTTAGGTAGTCATCAGATAATTCTATCACCATTGTTCCATCTTTAATAAGCCAACCCTTTGCCCACCTAGGAAAAAATAAGTTTTTAGGACACTTCTCAAAAGGATACTCTATAATCTCGTCCCTGCCCCGCAATTCTTGAAGTTCAACATCCGAAAGCGTAGTGCAAAATTCCTCACCTTCTGCTATTCGACCCCACATCTTAAAAAACTTCATCAGGGGCCATAGGGCCAAAATTGCCAAATCATTTATCCCCTGAACAACGGAATGGGCAATAAACCAAAATGTAGTAGCCTTCTTAATATGAATATGGCTTGTATATACATTCCTTCTCCAAATGAAATAACGGCTCATATCCCATCCTCCTACTTAGCAAGTTCCTCTTTTCTGCTTTCAGAAATATCCCATTTAAAATTACATATATAACAACCATAAATATCATAATAATCGCTTTCTGCTTGCTTCGTCCAAAATATGTAATTAGAACCACAATCAGGACACGCTACCCAAGATTGAATCACACCCCGTCCTCCTGTCCTGCAAATAAACCAGCAAGCTCACCCTGGCCCATGTCCTGCGGTGGATTGGCAGTAGTCAGCACCCCCCCCTGCCCATCTGTCTGGGAGGGATTCCCACCCTGTCTGGACGCTTCCGCCAATGCGTCCCTCATAATCTTGTCCTGCAAAGCCTGACTTGCCTCGCTGAAATAATCAATTATCAACTGCTTTCTATCGACGGGGATGTGCATAAATTCCGGTCCAGCCATATACTCATCCATCAGGTTGATGTGACTCTGTAGGTCGGCGGCGGGGTTAATCTTCACCCTTTCGCCCTGTTTAAGCAAATTCAAAACCTGTTCGGCAGAGTAAATCGGCCCCGCTACCAATGCCAGGGGCTTGGTAACGTAGAGGCTCTTGTTCTTTATTGCCATCGCCTCCAATGCCCTGATGTGAGCATTGTAGATATTGACTTCGCTTGTAACCCCCGATTGCAAAGCGAGAGGGTTATTCACTAATGCCAAGAGGTTCTGAGCCACAGTCCCCTGGGCCTCCCTGTTTACCGACTCAGTTGTGCCGGTGAACCTAAAATCGTAATTGCCCCTAAGCTCATCTCTCTTAATGGTTACGAATGACTCCTTGCCCATATCGCCAACAACCCTGAACTTGACCTCATCCGACATATAGACCTCGTTTAATCGCCAGATTATCTTGAAGAAATCGTTGAGACCATAGTAGAACCGCTTCAAGATGCGGTCTGTCGGAATATCGCTCTGCTGTAACAAGGCCATCGTAGTCCCAACCGTTCTGAGGGCGGAGGATTTACCCGTCGGGACGCGGCCTGATTGCAAGTCGCCCTGCGACGTAAGCCGCTCGGCCATCGAGTTGAGCATCCCCATCAGGTTAAATAAATAAGCTTGGTTAGCGTTGGGATAGGCCAATAACTTCACATCGTTCACATCATCAACGGCAATAAAGGCTCCAGGCTCTATAAGCTGTCTGCCCGGCCTGAACCCTGATGCGGAACGATAAACACCAACGGGCGCATTGGAAATACGCCCCCAGTCAATAAGAATGTTCATGGACTCGTTCATCATATCTTGAAGTCTTTCAAGAAGCTCGGGGAGGCCCCTACCGTAGATGGAGTTTTCGCGCTTTATGTAGGGCGCAGACCACACAGGCCGAAGACCGGAACGAAACACTTCCTCAATTCTCTTGGCTCGCACAAGCACTTCCGAGTCTTTAAGTACCGTAAAAATTACCTGTTCTTTTCTCCCATCGTCATTTACATCCCACAGGTAGAAGCACTCAAAACCCTCGATTTCTTCAAGGTCTTGGGTCGGTGCGCTATCTTCTTGGCCTTCCTGCCGCTCTCTTAGTTCCTCGGAGGGGCTTTTTTCCTTGGTGGCGTCCTTGCCCTCAACTATTTTCTTCAGGTCATCCTCGTCCACCAAATCCCACACGCCATCAGCTATCCGCGCATGAATCTCCTCGATTGAAATCACGAATCGTCTCAGGATAAAATTGCAGTTTTGCAGGCCCTTGATTCCGGCATCTCTCGAAATGTACCAATCCTCAAGGGAGGGGATGGTGAGCCGGGGGCCTTCATATTCTTTTACGAAGCGGAAGATGTGAATCTCAACCCTGTCGTCTTCTACATAGATTTCCACCGCCGCCGTTCTTTCCACGGTGGCAAACTGAAGCGGCTCCTTGTAGATTACGTCGAGGCTTAGGCCGCGATTTCCACGGCTCTTCATGTCGACAAGTTCAAACTTGCCGCTCTTCAATACAATTTCTATCACTTTAAAGTGTAGAAGCTCTGCCAGGGCCGCATTTTGGTCCTCAATGGACGCTTCGGGCGGCAACTGGGGAAATGAGAGGGTTTCGACCTCCAAGCCCTCTCTCCATTCCTGCTCCCACGTCACGTTCCCTATAATCGTCCCCCGGACAATGAACTGGAAAAGCCCCTCGTCTATCTTCGGAAGGGCGTTCATGTGTTCCTTGAATTCCCAGTTGATGAAGGGCTTCTGCTTCGTTCTGGCAAGTTCTTCGTCCTCCTCGCCGTAGCCGATTACTTCTACTTCGCCGTTCTCTACGACGTTCATCAAAACGGCTTGCTGTCTTATGATGTTGGCTGGTGCGAGGGGTACGAAGAAGTTTGCCGAGGCTTCGGGGCCGAAGGGTTGATGCTGTCTGGCTCCAAGGACGCCCTCAAGCATCTCCATCCATTTTTCTTGTTTCTGCTCCCAGACCGACCTATCAGATTTTACCTTGTTGAAGTCGTCAATGATGGTGCGGGCGACTTCTTCCCTGTCTATGTCGAACTTGCGCGACCGGCGCAGGGGTTCGGGCTTCGGCGGCAAAGTGTCTCTTTCAATCGTCTGTGGCATTAGCCTCTCTCATTGATTTGCATAAAACCCATTCTGCCCACAACAATATTTTACAAAGAACCTTCATGGAAAAAATCTTTGCCTCCATGTCGTCTTGTGTCGGATATTTATCTGTTAAGTATTTTCTCCATGTTTCTCCAAAATACCTTCCTCCTGTTCTCAATCTCCAATTAACAACGTCATCTTTTAAATAAACCGCCTTCCTGTATCCATCATATTTGAATGGAGGGCCTACGTTATTTAAAGTTCTCCATATAGCCATCCTCATTGGCTCAAGACCCAGTATTTCTGCCGCCTCTTTTGTCCTAATCAATTCTTGGGGCATCAGTCACCGTTCCCGTGTGAATTACACTCCAAGGCAAAGAAAACCTCACCAATATGCTGTATGATTACATCGCTGGCCCAACCATGACAACCTATTCGTCCAAAGACCAGCATGCATAAAGTTTCTTCAGAGGCCAAGATAAGTTCCTTCCATACCGAAATCATTAGTCACCCTTCCCGCTATTGGTATTAAATATAGAATTATCGCTCATCAGCACATCCTCTTCCCTGATGACAATGATAGATTCTTCCAACCCCTTAATCGTGGGAAACTCCGTACCCGTATAGGAACTGAGCCACACTCTGTCGCCTTCCCGGTGAAGCGACTCATTGTATATGCCAGTCTGCCTGTTTAGCCTCCCCTGCCCTACCTTGTAGATAATGAATTCTGGAATTTGCACCATCTCTACCGAGTCCGGTATCACTATCACGTCGGACAATTCCTCTGGCTTGCATCGAATTAGGAGGAGCCTGTCAGCGACAGGATAGACATTCATCGCGCCACCAACCTCCCCTGCCGAGTGGGTCGCCAAATTTCATCAGCCCCAGGCTCGGAAGATAACCCCGCAGCAAGATAGTATTCAAAGCAGTTGATGAAATCGTCGTTCTCATCCCTCCTCTGACCATTGTCATCAAATTCTGCGTGCCCAAGCTCGAATATATGTTGGGTGCAATGAGCGCCGACGGTCAGCCACGGCCTCTCTTTTCCGGGTTGGGCTAGAATGGGAACGAAGGTGTTGAGCATACGTTTCAAGTAAAGAACCCTATCAAGGATGGGGGGCTTCTCGCAGAGCCTTATCCGTATCTCCCTGCCGCGAGGCCCCAGTCTCTTTTCAAATCCCTCTCTTAGTTCCTGAAGCATTGGTGTCCTAGTTCTGAGAGAGCTAGGAACCTTTGCAAATGTATCTATAATACATGAGCCCTTAGTTGTCAAATAATAAATCGGGTCCAGGCCGTGGTTTTCATATTTGGTACATATAACGTCTGCGACATTGAACATATCTCCCATTGCCTGGGCTTCGTCAACAATGACGGGGCAGGAGTCGAAATCGGTGGCATAGAAGCCTATGGCGTGGGCTTTGCTCAGGTGGGGGTCTATGACGACGGTGCGGGGCCATTCTTTCGGGAGCTCTGCGGGGTCGAACTCCATAACATGGGCTGCGGCCTTCTCCGTCTCGAATCGCCTGAACTCTGGATAGCACATCCCCGTGTAGGCCACGAATTTCCCCATGAACTGTTCCTGAAAGTAGGGGTTGTCCTCTCCATACCTTTCCCTCTGCCGCTCGAATTCATCCTTGTCATAGAACGGATTGACTGTCGCCGGGTAGTCGAACCCGGACCAATATATGTCTTGGCCCTCAAGGAAGGGGACGGCGAACGTCCTCCATACCCAGTTCTTTCCGGCGGGCGTCGTGTTGCAAATCACCGTACCGAGGCGGCGCGAAATCGCTCTCTCAAGATAATGCTCATAGACCTTTTCAGGTATCTTGGCTCCCTCGCATAGAACGAGACAGTCTAGCCCTTCACCAAGGAGCGAGCCCCTGTCGGCATCCTTGGCGCTGACGCCCTTTATTTCCGCGCCCCAGGCGAACTTGATGTGCATGTCGCCGCCCTGGGGATTGTTCACGGCCCTGTCTATGACTCCACCTCTTTTGCCGCCGAATATCTTGGGGTCTTCAACAAGGTCGTGGAAGCAATACTCGAACTCTTTGTGTGCAAGGGGATAGGTGGCCCCCAGTAGCCATATCGTTGCTCCGGGCTTGAAGGCTCTTATAGAGGCTTCCCTGGCCGCGCTCATAGACTTTCCAAGCCCCGACCCGCCGAAGATGGACAGGTATCGCTTTCCCTCTCTGGCGGCGGTGTGGAACTCATCCTGGGCTCTGTTTATGGTGGGGTCATAGGGCATCGGGTCGCCGTCTGCCCTGTAGGTGAAGGATTGGAAGATATGGTAGACTGCTTCCTTGTTGTGAGCTATGTTGTCGTAGTCTCTTCTTAATACGTCAACTAGGGTGGTCAATGTTGTGCGTGGAAGCACCCGGCATTTTTAGTCCTGGTCATGCTAGTCTCCCGTTGTGTAGAATATCATAGACCCATGAGCGGTGTGACGAGAAAGCGCACCAATACAATCTTGCTCTTCGCTCATCCACTTAAACTCTCCACCCTGAAATACACCATTGCTCCACCTTTGATATTTTTTGACTCTGCCAGACCCGTCCCCCCAGTATTCTTGGATGGCGGGGATTTCTCCATAGTCACTAAGTTTGCCATCCACACAGTATCTAGTTTCATACAGCGTCCCGTCCGATTGTAGCCTGGTCTGCGCTGGCTTGCCCATAGGAGTATTATTCATCAAGCCATGCGTGTAGTTGCGCTCATGCCTGTCCCACGTCCATGCGGAAACTTCGGGCGAAGGATTATGTAACTTGCCTTCTTGATAGTGGCCCCTCTGGCCCCCACGACGAAATTGGGCCGCTTCCCCGTTCCCTGGGTCGTGAAGTACGCCGTGTTTATAATATTCAATCAACCTTGCATGACCGCTAGGCGCATATTCAGCCTTGGCAGCCACAATTTCGCCGTCCGAATTCTTGAAATCGTTAAGTTCGCCTCGCCAGTCACGATATTCAACAGAATAAATGCCCCCGCCATTGCTCTGCGCCCAATACCTAATCTTTTTGCCCTCGACCTTCCGTTGTGCGTCAGTCTCACCACACCCCACAAATCCCAACACCAACACCAAGCAGGCAGCCTTAATGGTCTTGCTCATGCTATTCTCCTTGTCTCAATCTCTTCGCCCAGAACCTTATTCAAAAATTCACGAACAATTCTTATCTCTTCTGCGCCTTCAAGATGAATCCAATTAACCATAGTTCCCGTGGTACACGAAAACTTAATCGACAAATGATTACCACGTTTCGTTAAAAAAACCTCCGCATATTTATTACATTCACCTTCCTTGCTAAAACCAATATCTATTCTTGTTTGCGATTTAACTTCCTCCGCGTGTAATTTAAGCTTCCTTAAAGTATCTTCAATGCTCATTTCCTTAGTTCCTCAATCTCTTCTACCGTAGCAAAAGATTCTAGTTCAACGGGGCCGCTCGTGCTAACATACCAAGTGGGGGAAATCTTTTCCCCCGTTATCGGGCAGGTATCTCTTTTCTCATAGTGTGTATCATATCCTTGAACGTACTCAGTCACGCTTGTCCTCCTTTACAAGCTGGGTCATTAGGTGTGCCAGCCCGACAAATTCGCCGCCTTCATCAAATACGGCGACGGCGGCGTAGCTACGTTGGCACGATGGGCAGCTAATGTGTAGTGGGGTTACGGCTGTCCATGTTTTTTTGTTCTCCTTTTTCTTGCTCATGTCTTCCTCCTTTAAGTGCGACACGTTTCCCACGGCAATATAACTCCCAGCAACAATTTTACACACGGACTGATATTCACACCCGCAAGAGGGACATTTCAGATAACACCCCGCACAATAATGCCTTCCACACCCAGGCTTAAAATCCTCATGTCCGCACGTTATTGGAGACAAGGCGTGGAGTGTTTCATCTTTTACCTCAATAAACGCTTGCATGCCTTCCTCCCTATCGAACGCTTCCCCTGAGAAAACCCCAGAGAATAGACGGCAGATGAAACACCACAAGAATCGCAAGGAACACTAGAAACCCCAAAAGCGTTATGCACTTATATACAAACTCCACTTTCACTTAGGCACCCTGGCAAGCCGCAGCAAAACCACCGAAAGGATTACTACGGCAATCCAGCCAACTACGCTGCTCGTTAGGAAGGATTCAATCATTAGTCTCCCGCGCCATCCAAGGACCACAATATGGACACAGCCCTTTTGTCCTCTTCTTCTTTTTTTTCAACTAGGTGGGGAATGATGTAGTCATTCAACAAGTTTAAGTCCCAACACCCATCTTCTATTTTCGACAAGGCATCAAAAACCATCTTTTCGCTTTTGTCGAGGTCGTAGGTAACATTTATCTTTTCATCAAAGAGCCTATCCACAACGGACAATGCGTCTCTCATCCGATGGTGGATACCGCCCAACCATTGAAAACCCTTGCTAATATGAAAGCCTCTCTCGCTACAATCCTTACAAACAGCCTTAACGTCCCTAGAGCGGCGGCGCTTTCCGTCCTCACCCAAAATAAGCACAACCCCTTCAGACATAACCATTCGACCACCACAAATCGGACAACTCACTTCTTCAACGCCTCAATCTCTTCGCGGAGGTAGCGGAGTTCGTCGGCAACAACGCCAAAATACTTCAATGTAATATCCCTGCCCCCATCATAATGCATAGGATTATTGCGTTTCCAAGGCAACTTAAACTCCGGCCTCGGCGCGGGCTTGAGGATGCGGTAGCCTGTAACTTCGTCCACCTTCGGAGTGCACATCACCAATACATTTGTCACCAAATAAATTGATTCATCGTCGCCGACCACAAAACCCTCTTCCCTTCTGCCCCTAAACTCCCCACGGCAAGAATAGTCCTTGCCTTCCGCTATATAAAAAAGCTCCACCTCCTGCCCCACTCTCAGCTCGGGTTGAGCGCGAGCGGGCGCAACCACAACCCAAGTCCACACGAACAGGACAAGGAAATAAATTATCAGCCTTATAGATGGCCTCATCAATCGCCTCCGCTCTCGCTGAGGTTCTCGTAGCGATGAAAAAACTCTTCAAGCCCCGTAATGACCTCTATCTGCCATCCCGCTCTCGTCTCTGGGAAGGAGGGGTGTCTAATAGATAACTCGACACACCGACCAACAAAGGCCGCGATGCGAACATCGTCAAGCTCAACCCCCCCAAGTCCGAGGGCGGCCAATAAAGTGTGCGGGTCGATTCTTACAATATGGGCACCCATCAGCGACGGCCCCCGTTAAGCCGCCACTCTGTAAGAACGTCGCCCATCACATCCACCCGATGTTCAAGTGCGTTGATTTTCCTCATTGCTTCGGAGCCGCTTTCAAGCCGCTCCCGTGTCACGATATATACTTCCCACGCCCCGTCCAACTCATTGACCTTGTTTTCAAGCTCAGTTGCAAGCGAATCGAGCCTTCTGGCCTTCTCTACGGTGTCTTTGGTGTAAATATCGCGAATTGTGACCGTCCAGAGCCATCCGACGAAGAAAAAGGCTATAATCGGCCAAAATATGCACTGTTTCTTGAGGAATTCCCTCACTTTCGACCCAAAAAGCTCATATTTGGGGCTTGGGTAGGGCATTTACTTGTCCCCCTTGCCCCAATCTCGCCAGAGAGACGAGGGCGGTGGATTCCAAATGCCCCACTTTCTCTCATTCCACCATGCCCACAAATATAGAGCGACAACCAGGACCACCACCATCAGGAAGGCGGCGGCGAGAATGTTCCACGGGAAGGAAAGGAGTCGGGTCATGGTGTGGGTTTCTCCGGGGCGGCTTGATTCCCCATATCCTCAGCAAGTTCGACTATCTCGCTACATACAGCAAGCATTAGGTTTTTGTTGTTATCGGGCAAATCGTCAAACGGCACGGCAGATTCTTTTCTAGTTGTGTAGCTAAAGGATGGGGCCAGCCTTTCATATATTCGATGAAAATTTCTAGCGAGCCGTTCTGGATGTAACGCCCCCCGCAACCGCTCAACCTCTGTCTTGAGTTCTTCTGCCCCTTCCCAATGAGACACCCCCGCCCGCAGCAAGTCCTTAGTCTCTTTTAATTCGGACTCCGCCGCCGCAAGGTCTGCAAGGAGGTTAAGAAAAAACCCAACCTCACCGCGAAGATAGGGCTTTTCTCCAGAGCATATTTTCTTAAACGCATCAATTTGTTCTGCCGTCAGATTGCGCTCGGTCATGCCCAGTTACCCCTCGCATCGTTCTCTTGGGAGAGCTTTTCGTCCAACGGGGCGTACATGGTGCAGGCCCGACACACATCGGGAAAGTCGCCCCTCCAAGGGGCCTCAACAAAACCACGACTAAGACGATACCCCCGCCAAAGCCCCCTCAACCGCCTATAAGACCGCAACGCAACGGCATAGCTCATCTCAGCACCCCATAAGCCTAGCGCCAGCATCGTGGGCCGACTGCTGGCACTCCATCCACGACCTTTCCCCGCCGTAGGCAACGCTTTTCATGTCCTTTTTACACCCTCTCACCATCATCCCCACGAAAAACAACATCGAAAAAACCAACAACAGATAGGCGATTATCCTACTCACAGCAGCAAGTCCAGGAGATATTTTATTATGGGCACCCAGGTAAACATAATAATCATAGAGACAACAGCAACTCCCACGGGAATGCCTACCAATATGAACATAAGCCAAAAGAGAAAAATTAAAAAAGGGTGCCCCCTGCTCACGGCCCCTCCACCGTCGGCTGAAACGAAGCAAGCCACAGGCGCATGAAAGCACCCAGGCCAAAATTCTCCCGCCCAAGCTGGTAATACAAAAAGCCGATGCGAACGTAATGCACCGTTGGGTAGGTCATGGTGTCCTCGCTATGGCATGCGGGCGACGTCTACCGGTAAGTCTATAACAACCACAATCGGACTCCCTCGGCATCCTGTTAGGATGGATAGAAAACCAAGCAAAGTCATCTTTCATGGTGCTCCATATCAGTGACACGTTGTCAAATACCTTTAAGTCAAATACGCCAGAAGTGTAGCAATCTATATAGTCCATCACTCCACCACCCCACACTCGGCCTGCCACCAGACCATTTTGCCGGGACTACCCCCGAAACCCGGAGGCCCCCGAACACCAAATCCCGCAATAAACTCTTCCTGCTCCATAAATAGCCGCTTCGGAGAAACCCTGAGCAAAACGCCCTTGCCACACCTCACGCAATACATCGAGCCGCCCTGACGCTTCTTCTCCTCCAGCCCACTGGGGCTATACGCGCTGCCGACCCTATATTTCCACTTTGTCAAGCCGCCCAAGATGTGGCCCAACGCCTCGGCCTTCTTTCTGGCTGACGCCTCTAGCTGGACTATCGAATTGCTCATCGCTAATCCCCCTGGCCATGAAAAAACCAAAATGGCCACAAAGAATGCTCCAGACACGCATATATGACGTAGCCCTCGCCATCAAAGGTAGGACGCCAAGGGCGGCAATTGCTACACCCCGTCCCGTGGATTAAACCAGGAACAAACCTCAAAAAACGCCCCTCACGCTCCCCGTAATCTTCAAAAGGAGCCCACCACTTCATTTCAGCTCCAAATCCCCCAAAACCTCGCTGAGAAAGTCGCGTAAAGCCCTCATCTCCTCCTCGCCCCTAATCTTAAACGAAGGGACAATATTCCATCCATATTTAGCCGACAAAATAACACACAACTCACCATCACTATTCAAAACAACCTCAAACCGCTTTTCCCAGCCTCCATCGGTACCTAACAACTCTCTTTTCGTCTCTAACTCTAACTCCTTCATCCTTTTCAATGCTGACTTAATGCTCACAAGCTAGCCCCCATTCCCCCTACCCATAATGTGCTTCGCAAGGAAGTAACCCCAATAACCAAGAAAAAACATGCCTATGGGAAAAAGCACCCAACGGGTCGCCCAATCGCTAATCCACCAATGAAAAAAATCCACCCTAAGCCCCTTTTTAGAAAAACAAAATATACCCGCCCACCAACAGAGCAAGTGTGCCTAAAATCGCAAAGGCATAACAAAACCACCTAAAATACGTCCACACGTCCTCTATAAACTCTAAAACCAACTCCCTCGGCTCTGAACGGCTCTTCTCCAACGCTTCTATATACCAAACAGCAAAAAATAAAATGAGAAATAACGCTAAATCCTCCACTTAAACCTTTCTCCTACAAAATAATGCCTGCACTTGGGAACAAATTACCCATATATCCTGCGCTCCTTGCGCTTCCGATGCTTCGGACACAACGGAGGCTCACCAAACCACGAAGCCTTTAGGCGAAGCTCGCAATCAGGACAAGCCGTGTGCCCCGTATGGTGATTACCACAAATGCAAATCATAAAGAATCCCCTTTTGGAAAAAAACAACCCTCACAATGGTGAGTCGGAACGGAATCGAACCGCTGCGCACGGGACTTCACCCCGCCGCTCTACCAACTGAGCTACCGACCCTCGTCTAAAACCTTATCAAAAAACTCGTTCAAGGCATCACGCAAACCCGCAATGCGCTTAAAACCATGAAAATAGCACCTGTCAGCCACCACTAAAACAGGCTCATAACTACCATCCTCAGCCTGATGGGTAGTCACGGTAGTCAACTCACAATGCAGCTCACCATATTCGAAACTAGGAAGCTCTTTCTCGTTGGCACGAATCGCCGTACGCCACTTGTCAATTATAAACAACGTATCAACTAAACCCACAAAATACCTCCCCTCAACAATGCACCAAGGGCCAAGCGAATATCACAAAAAGGACATTTATGCTAACACCCCACAAAAGCACCTGAAACCAAACCTCTTTAAACCACGCTGGCATAGCCTACCCCCTTTTTGAAATAAAATAACTCTCACACCCAAATTAAAAAAATCTGTAAATCTTGCCAACTAACTCAATAAATGGGTCAAACGACGATGATACCGGAACACCAAAATAATCCAAAAACATACCAACACCAATGACACCAAAAGGCAAAAATAATAAAAGACAATACAAAGTACCAACAATAGCGAAAATTCGCACCGAAAACCCTTTTAAAATAAAATAATGCCTGCGCCTAGGGGTATACGAACCCCCACGGGGGGGGTCGCCCATGTCGCCTCTGCCCTGTGCCAGGTGGCCCATGTGCCCTTGTGAGCCACTTTCAGGCCCTTGGGCACGGTGGGACACCCTGGCATGGTTAGAGCCCTCATGTGGGCTTACCCGTTCTATTCTGAGTGGTTGGGGGTGTTTTACGCTGTGAGTGGTAGCTGGCCCAGTCCTGCAGAACATCCCACAATACAAGGTCTTGCAGGGGATTCACAAGCTCCGACAATACGCGGCCTGGTCTGTTGGCCGGCATCCCTATCTTATTCAATGCCTTAAGAAATGTGTTAGTTAACATAATCTGCGTTATCGGAAGTACTTTGGGGTGGGTTCACAAGCTCTTATGACAGAATCCAGTGGGTTGCGAGGGCGAACCAGGCCCCATTCGTGGCGTAATATGCGGCCTCAATGTTGACATGCCCCGTAAAGAGGTAACGAATGGTCTCCAGACTCACAAGCCAGGCCATATAGGCCCCAAATGCCCCCCACCTAGACACTACTTCTTGTCCTCAACGGGCTTCTTGCCAAACCCCCAGGCCTGAAAGGTGCCCAGGGCCACAGAGCTTGTCCCTTCCCTCTGCTCAATGACGTTGGCCTTGTCAGTCCCAATGGCCCCCATTGTGACTAGCTGGGGGATAGAGAGCTCCTCCAGTGCCCCCTCAGAGGCCCTAGAAGCCACCTCAGAGAGCGCCTGAGAGGTCAATTCGTGCCACTGTGGGAGGATGGCTTTTTTAATCAGTTCAAGCTCTGCGGAACCTTGGGCTAGGTACTTATTCTTTACCTTGGAGAGTGTGGCTCTGCTTACCTTGTGTTGGGTTTGTATCTGTGACCACGATATGCCCTGTTGTAAATCGCAGGCGATGGCAACCATCTCTGGTTCGGAGAGATGTTGTCCTGGCTCTCTTCTAACTGCTGGTCTTCTGGGTTTGGTGGTATTTGCTTTTACGAGTGCCTTGTCTTGGTTCATCTAGCTTCTATTCCTTGTCGTGTGCGGCATTTTTGGCAGAGTCTATTGGCGGCTCCGAATGACTCGAAGGATTCGTCGCATCGTAGGCATCTTCGGTGTTGTGGTGTATCGGGTGTTTGTGGTCGTTGTGCGTAGTATTTCTTTCCGTTCATTTACTGGCGCCTTTTGGGGGGGGGCTTTTGGGGCCCCCCTGTTGCGTTCTATCCTGCTTGTTGGCCTTGGGAGAGGTAGTAGCACCTTGGATGGGGCGTGTCAAGGGAAAAGTGCAAGTGGTTGATTTCTTGGATTTGCACCCCAGTTGTGACCTGGCTAAGGTTTGTGCTCAGATGTTATTTTGCCACCTATTTCGCAAAGACAGGTTTCCCTCTGAATCTGTCTGTTTTTATCGTCTTTTCTGGCTTTAGCCAGATTTGGTGTTGAAACTAGCACCTTGGCACCCATAACCTGTCTTTTGCTATCTTCGGTTATGGGCTCAGGTTTAATGCGGGAAAGTATTTAGGGGCGTGGTGTCGTTTTTCTTCCTTTAGCTATTGACAGGGTTCCATGATAGGCCTATATTAAAGGTAGAGGTTGAGACAACCCTAGCGAGGAGGAGAGCAGATGAACAAGCAGGAGATTGAAAGGTTGGTGGAAGAGAGAGTTGATGTAGCCGCCGACCACTACCTTCTCAAAAAAAGCGGTACCACTCACTTTCTTACCTATGGTGGTAGGAACTTCAGTGGCAGCTCTAATGCCGAGCTGGTGGATAGGATTCTCAAGGGTGACGACAACGAGCACTACATGGACGACCACATCACGGGATTGGAACACGGCCCGGCTGGTCGTAACCTTGGGCACAAGCGATTTGCTTTGGATTCTAAAAAGTTCAAGCCTATAAGTGTAGGCTGGCGTCACCAAGCTCTAAGAGAACAGAAGGATGCCCAGGATATTATTGAGTTGATGAGTAGCGCTAGGCACCGGCTCAAAGAGATTAAGGAAGATGGGTACGAGTCTAGATTGAAGATTGATGGTGGTGTTCCTAATGACAGGGTCCCTTCTCTTAGGGCCATTAAGGATTATCTTGAGACTTCGGTGGAGCTGGTGAACTTGATGATAATCGAGGCACCCAATCTATGACCCACTCTTCGGGGGGCTAACTAAGTTAGCTTCTCGGACAGCTGGTCATTCTGGTCAGTTGAACACGGAGGACGCTAAGATGAGAGGCTTCATTACCATCTCAGTCAAGCGGACCTATTATAAGAGCGCCTCGACACCAGCG